CACCTCAACTACATGACATTAGAGAAGCGTATCGTAGAGTGTATGAAGCATTAGGAACGGAAGCGATTGATAGTTTATTAAAACCTGTTGAACAACCGATTCCAAAAGATCCAGCGATCGAAAATATGGAAGCGATGCAATTGAAAGAATTAAAACCATTTGCGACACAAGATCATGAAGCTCACATTGAAGCGCATGGAGCTTATATGAGATCAAGAATGGTACAAGTGAATCCACAAGTTTATGCAACTTTACAAGCGCATATTTCAGAACACATTTCACTTAAAGCAAATCAAGAAGTTGTAGAAGCGATGGCACAAGATCCTGCATTAGTCGAATTATCTGAAATGGATCCAGAAGCATGGACAGTACAATACAATGCCATGGTTGCTAAACGTGTTGTTGAACTCACTGCAAGCTTAGTACAAATGGAAGGTGGTCAAACAGATCCATTAGTTGCATTGAAAAACAGAGAGCTTGATTTGAAAGCAATGGATATGCAAAGAAAATCTCAAGAGTTTGAAACAGAAGAGCAAAGAAAACAAAATGAAGTGATGATTGATACATCTATTGAACAAGCGAGATTAGATCAAGCGGCACTTGGTCAAAGAGAAAGAATACGAGTAGCAGAAGAGAAACTCGATATTGCAAGAATGAAAGAAATTAATAGAAATAACTAAAGGAGAAAAAAATGTTTAAAAAAATAAAAAATGCTATTTGTGAAATCGCATGTAAAATATTAGGAATTGTACCTTGTGTGTGTAATCATGAATGTAAATGTAAAAAGAAATTAAAAAAATAATGTCAGAAGATAAAAAACAAAAAGAAAAAAAACTTCCTGGTAAAAGATTTGGCCCACCTCCAAAAAGAGGACCTAATCCACAAGGAATTGATGCACCTATAAAATCTATTTTAGAAAAAGAAACCATTGAATATCTTGGTTTAAAAAAAGGAGGATGCCCACATCGTGAATCAGGAAAAAAATCAGACATTAAAGGATACTCACCCATTCAAATCACAGGAAAAAAATTTATCGGATTACGATAAACTTTCCGAAAGAGAAAAAATAATATTTCTTGCAGGTGTTTTTGATGGTGAAGGTAGCTTTGGTTACTGGAGTCAGGGTCGAGGTAAGAAAAGACAGCTTCAAGTTAAGGTCGAAACAACAGATTCAGACATGGTTGCACGCTTTCAAGAGTTTTTTGGAGGCACATTTTTTGTTATCGAGCAGAGAAAACATCATTATAAACATACTTTTAGATGGAAAATCGTAGGTGAGCGTGCTTGGAAACCCTTAAAACTGATGATACCATATATGTGTCAAAGAAGGAGAGAAAAATTTTATGGCTTGGTTAAACCTATTGGGTATGGCAGTGAAGACTGGGGCTCACATTTACAAAAACAGACAAGAATCGAAGAGATTAATGTCAGATGCCCAGAGATTACACGCACAAAAAATGGCTGCGGGTGAAATTGAATATCAAACTCTCATAAAAACTGATCAACAAAACTCGTGGAAAGACGAATTCGTACTTTTGCTCGTTTCTGCGCCCGTATTATTGTTAATTTGGTCGGTTTTCTCGGACGATCCTGACATAAAAATCAAAATTGATCTTTTTTTCGAATATTTTAAAAATATGCCTATGTGGTTTCAAATTTTATTCATTTCAGTAGTCGGTGCTGTGTATGGAATTAAGGGAACTGAAATAATGCGTAAGAAGTAGTTGCTTTTTACAAAATAATCTTTATTACCTGCTTATGAAAACATTTTGGGAACTCGTGAGTCGTTTTGCGTGCTTCTTATCTAACCTATCATGGAAAAAACTAGATGACCTTAGACATAGAAACCGTAAGAGAAATTAAACGTCTCATCGATAAAAAAATAAACAACGTAGGTGAACAAATTATCTATGGAAGTATAGACAATTATGAGAAATTACAGTATTCTCGAGGACAAATTAGTTCACTTAACCAGCTAAAAGAGGATTTGAGTGAACTGCTCAGAGATGAAGAATGACAAAAACTGATATAAACATAGCGGACAAAGAAGATAGTTTCATTGTTCCAAAAACTAAAGAAGAGAAAGAAGAATATCTTTCTTCACTTCCAGAGCCCGTAGGCTATCGATTACTTATCAGACCTTTCGCAGGCAAAACCAGAACCAAAGGTGGAATTCTGTTAGCAGATTCAACCATTGAAACTATTCAAGCAACAACGGTTATTGGTTTAGTAATTAAAATGGGAAATCTTTGTTATAGAGACAAAGAAAAATTTCCCCTTGGCCCGTGGTGCAAGGAAGGTCAATTCGTCATGTATGGAAGATATGCAGGATCTCGTTTTAAAAATAAATGGGGTGAACATAGAATCTTAAATGATGATGAAATAATCGGTGTCGTTCAGAATCCTGAAGATATTGCAAAAATGTTTTAAGGAGGACAGATGGCAGAAGTTAAACAATCAAAAGTAGACATCGAAATCGATACAGATGATGTGAAGCAAGAAGAATTAACTGTTGAGGTTAAAGAATCTGCAAACAATGTAGAAAAGAAAGAAGATCCAAAGTTAAACTTTGGTGAAGTAGATTTAGGGTACACGGCTCACGGAACTTCTGAAGAAGAAGAGAAAAAAGATGAGAAACCTGAAATCAAAATTGAAGAAAATAAGGTTGAGGATCTTAAACAGGATTTAATAACAGAAGCTAAAGAAATTGAAGGCGAAAAAGAAGAAATGCCTGAAAAAGATTTTGATAGCTTATATAAAAAATATAAATCTCAAAACAAAAGAATAGATAAACTTACTTTCAGACAAAAAGAAGCAGAAAGACAAAAACAAGCTGCAGAAGAATTGGCTGCAGGTATGAAAAAAAAGTTAGATGCTATTGAAAAACAATACAATGTTGAATCTGATAATTATCTAAAAGAATTTGATGCAAGAGTTGATGCTCAAAGAGAACAAGTTAAAAATAATTTAAAACTTGCTATTGAGAACAATGATACCGATGCCATTATGCAGGCAAACGATCAATTAACTCAATTAGCGGTTCAAAAAGAAAAAGCAAGAATTAGAGCTGAGGAAAGAAAAGCTGCTCTTGAAGCTGCAGAAGCAGCTAAAAAAGAGGAAGAAGAAAGAGCTAAACAACAACCTCAACAAGAACAACCTACTCCGTCTGAAAAAGCGATGGCTTTTAAAGATAAACATAAATCTTGGTTTGGTTATGAAAAAGATCCTGCGTTAACTGCATATGCTGTTGCGTTAGACGGTCAGATACGCCAAGAGGGTATTGAAGTTGACTCAGACGAATACTATAATGAGATAGAGAAAAGGTTAGAACCTATTTTGACAGCGAAAGGCTTTGCAAAGCCTGCTGAAGCTGTCGAAGCTACGCAGAAAGCAAAACCTGTTCAGACCGTTGCTTCTGCTGGAAGAAAAGAGGTCGGACGCAAAACTGTGACACTCACCAAATCACAGGTAGCAATAGCTAAACGATTAGGTGTGCCACTTGAAGAGTACGTTAAATATGTGAAGGAGGCTCAATAATATGAACGATACTATAAAAAGAACTTCACGCAACGCCGAGGATAGAAGTTCTCAAACGAGAAAAAAGACTTGGCAGTTACCATCCAGTTTGGATGCACCAAAGCCGCCTAACGGTTATGAGCACAGATGGATTAGAACCAATGTGCAAGGTTTCGAAGATACGTCTAACGTAACTAAGAAACTTAGAGAAGGGTGGGAATTTGTGAAAGCAGAGGAGATAACTAATGATCCCGATATTCATAAATACCCTCAAATAACCGAAGGTAAATACAATGGTTGTATTGGAATTGGAGGCCTTGTGTTGGCAAGGATACCGACAGAGATCTTAAAACAGCGATCTGAGTATTTCGCAAGACTTACAACAGATCAGTTAAAAGGAGTTGATAACGATCTCATGAAGGAACAACACCCGTCTATGCCAATCAATATTGATAGGCAGAAACGTGTTACCTTTGGTGGTGGACGCAAAAATTAATCTTTTTGTTATTACTACTAGAGGTTGGCTTAAATTAAAAACAAACTAATAGGAGTAATATAAACTATGGCAAACGTTGTAGAAAAGTTCGGTCTAAGACCGTACAGAAAACTTGATGGTACTCCCCTAGTTGGTGCTCAAAACAGATATACAATTGCTAGTTCGTATGCAACTGCGATTTACCAAGGTGACCTGGTTATACCAGTAACTGGCGGTAACGTAGAAAGACATACAGCTGGTAACTCAACTTCTGTTGTGGGTGTTTTTAACGGATGTTTTTATACAGATCCGACTACTCAAAAGCCGACTTTTAGCAACTATTATCCAGGCGGCGTAGCTGCTTCAGACATTACAGCATTTGTAGTGGATGATCCAGACGCTGTTTTCTTAATGGATGCTGATGCGACTTTTGCAAGAGCAGATTTGTTCCAAAACTATTCAGTTACAAACGGAACAGGGAATACCAAAACTGGAATCTCAGAAGTCCAATTGGACGTTTCTGAAAGCGGAACTAACGTATCATTCGTGATTCAGGCAATTGACATTTCTCAAGACCCTAATAACAGTGATGTTGGTTCAGCTAACGCAAACATTCTAGTTAGAATAAACAAACACTTTTACCGTGATGGTACAGGTATCTAATAAGGAGAATAGACAATGGCTATATCAAGACAACAGCTAACTAAAGAGTTAGAGCCAGGTTTGAATGCCTTATTCGGCCTGGAGTACAGTAGATATGATAATCAGCATGCTGAAATCTATACTACTGAATCATCTGACAGAGCTTTTGAAGAAGAAGTAATGTTAAGTGGTTTCGCTGGAGCACCAACAAAACAAGAAGGTGCATCAGTTGTGTTCGATCAAGCAAACGAAGCATATACTGCTAGATACACACACGAAACAATCGCTTTAGCATTCTCAATCACTGAAGAAGCGATCGAAGATAACCTATACGACAGACTTGCTCAAAGATACACAAGAGCTTTAGCAAGATCTATGTCAAACACGAAGCAGGTAAAAGCTGCACAAGTGCTTAACCAAGCACAATTCACTGCTGTAACAGGTGGTGACGGTGTGCCTTTAATTGCGAACAATCACCCATTATCAAATGGTGGAACGTTCTCAAACGTATTGGCAACTGCAGCTGACCTAAACGAAACTTCATTAGAGCAAGCTCTAATCGATATCCAAGGTTTCGTTGATGAGAGAGGATTAAAAATCGCTCTTAACGGTAGAAAAATGATAATTCCAAAAGAATTACAATTTACTGCTGAAAGATTGATGAAATCAACTCTTAGAACAGGTACTGCTGATAACGACATCAACGCTATCAATAACATGGGAATGGTTCCAGAAGGTTACAGAGTGAATAACTTCTTAACTGACACTGATTCATTCTTCTTGTTAACAGATGTCCCTAATGGTCTTAAACACTTCGAAAGAAGCCCAATTAAGACTGCTTTAGAAGGTGACTTCGACACTGGTAACGTTAGATTTAAAGCTAGAGAAAGATACTCTTTTGGATTCTCAGATCCAAGATGTATTTTTGGTAACGGGAACTTACCAACTAGTTAATCGATAATCGGTTACTAAATCTTGAAGGGCGGTCTTTATGGCCGCCCTTTTTTTGTGTATAATACAAATACTGAATATAATTTTTTAATGTAGACCGAATTCAGCGGACGGCCTAGAGACTACATTAAAACAACTAGGAGAATAATTATGGCTAACACTACTTTTACAGGTCCAGTGACTTCATTAAATGGTTTCATTGGTGGTGCTAACGTAAATGCTTCTGACACTCAACAAGGTGGCTCAGTTGCATGGTCAGTATCAAATGACACAACTTTAACAATCGCAACAGGTTCAAGAGCTGGTGAAGAATTACTAGCAACTGCTAACGAAGGTGTTATGGTTTATACATCAAATGGTGCTACAGGAAATGCAGTATACGCTTTTTCAGATGGTACTAACTGGTTAAGAATGGATACGAGAGTCGCAGTAGCTACTTCGTAATAATAAATTAGTGGCTCCTTCGGGAGCCACAAACA